GATGCACGGCTAGTGCACCTCCCTCGAAAGCTGATAAAGCTTTCGGAGATAGTAACACTATCGTCTCCCTCGGGGCTGGGTAGCCCCACAGACCACACTAGTGTGATCTGCCGTACCCGATTTTCATGCTGACGATATCGGGACGTCCTTGACGTTCCAAATGTCGCTCATCAAGAGGATTGGGTCCTCTCTTAAGCAAACACTTGAGCAGAGCCCACTCGTCACCTAGCTGCGAAGCTGGTATACGAGCCCTAACCATAGCACCCCTAACCAAGGAGTGCTGGAGGGTTGGATGAATACGTTCCTCAGCATAACCGAGGACCGATTCACGGCCCAACACCGGTGAATCCGGGCCAACCATCGGGAAGGGTATCAATCCTTCTATGATTTGGTCCAGATATCTAGCGGTTCCCCAGTAACCAGCCCAATAGGCCTGGTTTCTGAGAGAAACGAGAGATAGAACACCGTGAACATCTGAGCGTTGCGAAGGAATATCATCTCGCACACGAAAAATGTTAACTTCGTGTCCGTCGTAGTATTCCTTTCCGCAGGACTCTCTGAACTTACCAGTCCAGAAAGACTTGCTGTCGTTTACCTTGAAGTTTAACGCTTCAAGGGTACGAACAACGCTTGGCACTGTGTACTTGGGGATAATGATATCGTCCCCGTACACGCGCACCCGACCTCTAAAAGACGTCACGTCTTTCGGAGTAAGGTGCCGTCCGAGCTCTCGCTCAATTCCAAGGAAAATGGTGGTTAGAAACACCATAACTTCCATTGGAAAGGTGAGAGCAGATCCCATAGACGCGAACTTGGCGAGGGGGATTACCCCAACACCAGGAACGTCGGCTCTGCGAGACCGAGTAGCTAGAACAGCCTTTTTGAGGTTGCCATAGTTCTCTAGTAACGCTATCACGAGCCTCAGGGAGACACGATCAGAAGCTTCACTCAGATCGAGTGTAGCGAGTTCGCCGGAAAGCGAACCTTCTTGGGCCAAACGTTGGTTAGGCGTTTGGTCTTCGATTCCGATCATACCAAGAGTCAATTCGTTCGACTCAAGGTATTTCACCATCATTTCCATCAGCCCCTGTTGCATATACTGCATGCAGGTAGGTTCGATAGCAATGATTCGTGGTGTCTTCATCGTCTTAGGCACTGAGACGACCCTCACGGGTCTTTCAGCACCAGGATCCAGATGTTGCACACTGCTCAGGGACTGGTGGTAACGAAAGCTTGGAATAAGGTTTTCCATCGCTGGAAAAACTTCCTCCAATCGATCGGTCCACTCCTGCTGTACATACTTTGCGTTTCCGCGCAGTTTGTCAGCAGTAGCCCCTGGGCCATGCTTAGGAACAACTTTCCCCTCATAGACCTCTCGGTCCATTTGGAGTAGGATGTCCCGAAACAGCATGTTGCTAACACGTGAAAAGTCCCTTAAGGTTTCGGGACTCATCTCATGTGTAGCTATGCGTAACATCTGTTCACACTTGACAAAGTCAGTGAATGCTTGTGCTTCCCGAGCTTCTGAGCAAGGGAAACGCACCTTACCAAACGACAGAGTTACTTGTCGAATGGCTTGGATCGCAGTCACTGACGGGTTGTCAAGCAGACGGCCACCATCGCGTGCAAACACGAGCTGAAGGAAATTCTGTAGGAATACAGGAAATCCTCTCTTCTGACCCGTTAGGGAAAGAAGAGCATCAGTTACCTGACCTTGGTCAAGCGCGTTCTCAAACGCCTTTCCAATTTCAGGGAGACTCAGAGTTAGTACACTGAGTCCCTCGTGTTCACAACGAGTCACGACGTTGTTAATATCGTGACTGGCGCTAGTGCAGCACTGGACCGCGGCGTCAGCCGCAATCCTCTGCCAAAGCAACAGCAGCTTTTTCATGTCTCCGCCTTTCATATAGGGTGGATAAACATGCTGAGGCACGCTGTTCGCAACTCCTGCGACCAAGGAAAGAAGGTCAGAGGGGAACGCCCTTATGTAGTGGTTACGGTTTCCGCAAAGATTCCGTACGCACGACAGCCGGGTGTCCCCCTCCTCCCTTCTAACTTAGTTCAGTCTCGTCTTCCGACGGAGCTGAGCTAAGGTCGTTGAGTCTGGCTTTACGCCGAAGTACTGCGAGCACGCTGTACCTGATGCGTTGTATTGTTCCAGGATCTCTCCTGTTACATACAACACAGAAGTACAGAATGCAAGCAGCGCTCCAATACTAAGGACCTGTCGGCCCTTTCGATTGAAGCGCTCCTTCTTCGTTAAGTCAGACCTCACCTTGAACAACCCGGAGCCCGTAATCAGGGGTCCCAGCGACGAGGAAGTCGCTGAGCAACTGACTATGGGCCACGATTTCCGTGCTGGTGAAGCCCGTCTTAGGAACATCCCATACCACATACGTGGACATGGTATATTCCTGATTCAGACTTGCATCCAGCGGGTTCGCTGCGATCTTTCGTCGATCGAAGCGGGCCGTTGTACGGAACCGGTTCTTGTTCTGGTGGCTGATGAGCAAACGATCATTGCCATTAGCGGTCTGGTAGATACTTGAAGTACCATCCATACCGATTCTGGCAAAGTCGTAAGTGACAGCAGACACCGTCAAGGTGGGAATTGGATCAGGAAGTGCCATAGTTGCCTTACAGTTGAGTCAAACCATGCAGATCTTGCATGGAGGACCGATTGTGCAAACCTCCCATGAAGGAAGGCCCGCTCTCACGACACTACAGCATTTGTCATGCCGAGCGCCGCAAGGATGGCCCATTGTCTGGTTGTGAATCCAGACGGGTCAAGGCCAAAACCAAAGGGAGTTGCCTTTCTCCGTCGCTTCAGTGAAGCTTTAAGTACCATTGACATGGTAGACGGGATAGGTACGGATGCGGCTAGGGTCTTCCCTACCCGCGCTCCGGATACCGTACGTGTAGTCCTGGAGTTCACATGCTCCATGATATAACCGTGCGGCATAACAAGGCCATCTCTGGCGAAGCTGGAAATGTTTGAGATAACATCTCCAGCATTCGTGATCCAGTCAGCGGCCCAGGAATATGGAAGTAGATTCCAGGCTGTATCGAGGGATATTCCCCCGTAGAGTTGACGCATCTCTGCTTCTTCTCTAGCCATTCTGGCACTAAAACTATACCCGCCGTTAGGCAGGTGGTAGGTAAAAGCGCCAGAGAACCACCTATGCTTTTGCTCGGTGGTTCGGTCTACTCTCACCCCGCGATTGCCTCCCAGAGAAGGATTGAACAAATCTTGGATCCCGACTTCAGTGCCGGGACCAGCAAGATGAGTTTTACCTTCATCTGTGGGGTTAGGGATAGTTTCCTCACGGAATACTATCTCAGCGGGAAAGTTGTATCTGCGTCTGATTTTCTTGCCTGCCCGATCCACATACCCCCGAATGAGCTTCTCAGCTCGTTCAGCGGATGCGGCAAAAGCACGCATGTCCCGTAACATAGGCGCGATTCCAAACACATAGTTGAGATATTGGCCAGCTAGAAGCTGACCGCTAACTCGTCTATTTGTAATGAAATCGTGCCCCGGTATTGAAGGAACTCCATCGGAATAGAGTTCCCCAATTGCCGTAGGGAGATCAGACAACGGATTCGTGGGGAGAACGCGGCTTATAGCCGTGGACCCGTCAGCCATCATCTGGCTTTCGGACGACGCAAGTGTTATCATACTCTGGAAGTCAGAGTATGGAACATATGCATCTTCTCCGATCACGACACCACCATCGTATCCATAAAACACGGTGTTATACCGACATTTTAGGAATACGTCTGGTGGGGTACTCTCAACCTCGGACTTAAATAGCTCAAAGTTCGAGCCACTATCTCGAAGACCGTTGTTTCCATCGGTCCCGAGTTTCCACCTGTTGTTGGTGGAGTCAAGGTAAGAGTACCCATTGACACGAGGTGCATAAGCTGAAGGTGACCACGCGTTAGCGTTGCCACTAAACAACTTTAGCGAATTCCCTGTTGTGTCATACAACAGGGGATGACTCGTGACAATCATGACAACTTTTATTCCTTTCCTTTGGGCGCACTGCGATTTGCAGTACTAGCGCTGGGGAGCCCCTAGGGG